AGATAAACGCAATCATCTGGTTTTCGCGGGTATTCCAGCGGTCCACCACGGTGGACACTTTGGCCGCAAGTTCGGAATTGGATAAATAACCGGGAGTGCTCATAATATCCTCATTAATTCAACGCAGACCAATCATGGCCCCTGACACCCGCGTCACATAAGCGCCAAGTCCATAATTCGCGTTATAGGGGCGGGCATAGGTCGAGGTCGCCCGGATACGATAGGTGCGTGCGCCGTTGACGGGCGGACAATACACACCAAAACGCAGATATTGATTCATTACCGGGCGGACGTTATCCCCGCCCGACCAGGCTGTGTGGACATAAGGGCCTAGGTGTTGGCCAATATTGATCCACGCACCGCCCTCCCACACATCCAGAAAAAACCCCACGCTCGCGGTCGGCGAATGCATTTCGACAATGACGTCCAGATACGGGGTGTGAACGTCGCCAGCCGATTTGGGCGCAGGTAGTGTAAATTGAACGACCACCGGATAATACACAACCCCAGTTGAGGGACCTTTTCCCGGGGGGATATCGTAGGTCTGGGCCAGCCCGGTCCAATGGATAAATACCTTGGACTGGAATTCGCCAACAAGGCTACCGGCGCTGACCGCACCATTGAATCCGGCATTTCCGCTGGTATCCATCCACATAACGGCGTTGGTTTTGGAGGCGCTGGCGGGGCCGACATTGGGGCCGAAATAATCCACCAATTGGCTGCCTTGCCCGAAGCCATTACCGATAATCCGCTGCACGTTGCCACGAAAGACGCGCAGATAACCATCGCGCAGCTCCAGCCCGTTGCTGGCGTCCTGGCTGATGACGTAGAAATTGTGCGCCTGGATAATAAAGGCCGAGCCGGTATTGGGATTAGCAGACAGGGAGATGCCAGCAATGATCGGCTGGCCGTTGAAGGTAGCGCCGGTGAGTTTGACGCCCCAACTGGCACTCCATTTGCCGTACATCGTGTCGTGCTCGCTGGCAACGACATTGAATGATTGCACCAGCGTTGCATAGGTGCCATTTTGAAACGCCTGCACCTGCGTCTGCGCGATGGCCTGCGCTTGCTGCGCGGTCACTTTGGTATTGATGTCAGATTGCAATAAGGCTTGGGTATTGCTCAGTTGCGAGCTCCAGGTGTTTTGCATCGCCGTACGGGCCGATGCAGCCGTGGCCTCCACTTCATCGGCGCGTTGATGCAAGGCGGTTGAAACCGCACTGTCGCCCGCTGCAATTTGTGCGCCTAATGTGGTTTTGGCCGAAGCCAGCGCGCTATTGGCATTGGCCTCAACAGTATTGATCTGCTGTTGAAGTGCGGTGGAGACGGCGTTGTCCCCCGCGATAATCTGCGCGACCAGTGCCTGCTCGGTCGATGCGCGGGCGCTTTCCGCCGCGGCTTCGGCGGTGTCGATGCGTTCGTTGAGCGCGGCGCTGGCTGCACCAATCTCAGTCGTCACCTGTGCATGCAATCCGGTCACCGCCGAGACACGGGCCGAGGTTTCATCGACAATCGCCTCATTCAACTGCTGATACTGCGCCTGCCGGGTACTGGTTTCGTCGCTGAGTTGCGCGAATAAATCGACAATCTGCTGTGCAGTGACCTGGCCGTCTTCGATCAGCACAGCAATGGTTTCCACAGCGCGATTGATCGCGTCCCCATGCTTGCGGCGGATATCGTTGAATTCATGCGAGCGCAGGATTTCCTCAAGAATCGATTCGCCGTTAAAATCAATCAGGTCGACCTTTTCCAGCACCCGCGATTCGTCGATGGCCTTTTGCTTTTCGATCAATTCAGCAATATTTTCGTCACCGGCAATCACCTTACTCTTGCCTTCAACCCACTCGTTATCACCCGCACGTCCACGCACCAGGGGAATGACCCGGAAAAACCACGTATCGCCGCTGGGGTCGCTGACCAGATAGTGGGTGTTGGTGGTCCGTGCCAGTTCAATCCACGGGCCAGTTGCAGCGGTGGCACGCTCAATCACGTATACCACATCCGGCAAATCAATCGCATCCCATTCCAGTAAAATGCCATCGGCAACGGGGGTCGCGGTCAGGCCAGTGACGGACGGGACGGGTAGTGCTTGATGCGGGGCCGGAAACCATGAGCCGTAGCGCACAGGCGCTGGCGTGGCCTCGGGTAATGCGCCTGCACTCGGGCCGATATCCAACAACAAAACTGAATCATTCATCGCAGCGCCTCCATAACTTGCTGTTGCTGGGCCTCGTAACCGCTGTTGCGAATATCGCGCAAGAGTGACTCGATGTCTTTCAGTGTCTGACTCGCCTCGCCATTAAATAGCTGCCCGCCGCTCGCCGGTACCACTGGTGGCGCGGGCGGAGCATACAATTGCTCAAACAGGGATTTTGCAATATTGTTCGGGAGATTGACCAAGATGTCGGCCAAATCTCCCATTGTCGTGCCGTCATCCATATCAAGGTCAAGGCCATCGCCGAGCGTATCCAATAACCCGTTGACGTGCGTATACAGGGCGTTGTAATCGCGCCCGCTGGCATAGAGATTGCGGCCCAGCTCCAAGGCGCTTTGGCTAAGCGCACGCGCCTGCTGAATATCTCCGGCCGCAACGGCGGAAGATAATTGCGACATGGCGTCGGAGAGTTTTTGCTTGTCTGTGAGCGGGCTATATTGGCTTAACCGCAAATCATCCTGTAGTCGGTTACGCTCGCTTTCAAGCTGGCGCTGCACCTCGGCCATATTGACCGCCCGCCACTGTTCGATCTTTGCCAAATCGTCCGCGCGTGCGCCAGAGAGCCCCAGCGCTTTGGCAAGATCATTGGCAGTGCGCACGTGGTCCCGGTATTGGCGCTCGACATCCAGTGCGGCGCGCTGAAAGGCATTTAATCCGCGCGTGCGCAAATCGGTCTCAATCCCGGCAATATGCTGGCCGTACTGCGCTGCGGTGGCAGTGATGCGCTGGTAGGTTTTGGTCAGGGTCTCATCGCCGATCTGCATCCGCTCGACCACTTTGGTGAGTGCGGATAGACCGTGCTGGCTCCACATATCAAGACCATTGGCAACATCGGTCGCGGCGGTGAGCATATATTGCGCACCGTCCAGTAGTTGCTCGGCATTGGCGCGCCAGCGCTCGGCGACAGCGAACGCAGTACCGTCAATCTTGCCAACCTGGGCGATAATGGTTTCCGCTGATAACCGCTGCTGGAAGGCTTCAATATTTTCTTTGTATGTGCGCCCCAGGACCGTTGATAGCTCACCGGTGACATTGCCGTTGCGGTCGAATGTGGTTTTAAAAGCGCCCGTCACCCGCGCGGCCATTTCGATGCCGAGCTGCTGCGCGCTGGTCCGCGCCATCGCGTCAATGGCGGTATACAATTCACGCGCCGCATTGCGGGCTTCGTCGCTGGCGTCCACGTTGCTCCAGCGCCGCGCGGTACCCCGGTAAAAACTCTTTTTGCGCTCTTCGTAAATCTGCGCGCTGGCGCTGCCGCCTGCGGCTCCGATATTGAGGGTGGTATTGCCTTGTTTGGCTTGCCACTTGGTACCAAGCAGCCCACCTCCGGTAATACTGTTAATCAATGCAGCCGCCGCTGCAATTTGTCCTGCGACCGGCAGCCACGCCGCGCTGCCCAGCGCACCGAAGGCCCCGCTCATCCCCGCCATTGCGCCACCGGTCAAGGATGCGCCGCTCGCCAGCGCTGCCGCGCCGCCGCTCAATAATCCGCCAAGACCCAATCCAAGTGCGCCATAGGACAATCCGCCCAAGGCCGAAGATAATCCGCCATTGCCGACGTGCGAAAGTCCGTAATACAGGCCGCCCAGCCCCAATGCAGCGCCCGCATAAGGGATGCCATTGGCAAAACCGCGCGTAAGCAGGCCGCCGCGCTGTGCCAGGCCAACACCCATTGCCGCCTGCCCCATCCCAATGACACTGCCCGCCTGGTCAGTCATCACGGGCACGAGTTGGCCGTTGATTTCGGCCATCTGCCGAAGCCCTGTGGCGGCAGTGCTGCCGGTGGCCGCTTTGGCCGCGCTGCCGCCAAAAAATCCGCGCACGCGCTGGGCGACGCCGCTAATAATCCCTCCCGATACCTGCCCGGCCACTTGGCCGCTGACGCCTTTTGCCAGTGCCTGGGCGTAATTGCCCGATGCCTGTCCCGCCGCCGCATACCCTTGTCCGGACAGCATGCCCAATAAGGTCTGCTGGATCGGGCGCACAAAATCCTGCTCAAGCGCGGTGCGGATCAAATCCGCAAACCCGCGCTTCCAGACATCTTTTAATGCGCTAAACATATCTCTTGAAGTACGAATCGTGCGCGTCGCCACGTCCGTAAACACATCGGCAATCCCTGCAACGCCGCGTGTCGCCACATCCGCCCATTCGCGCACACGCTCAGTATTACGCTCAATCTCGACACTCGACGCGGCCAAAGCGCGGGCGTGTTGGATTAATTTTTCCTGCTCATCGGGCGAGTCGCGCAGTGCGGCATTGCCTGCCTCGATGGCCTGGGTGATCGCCTCGCGCATTTCATGCTCGGCGTGCAGTTGCCGGGTCAGGATTTCGCGCTGCTCGCGGGTGTTGGCGAGTAACTGTAATTCGCCGGTCATCGTATCGAGTAATGCACGCGGGGCTGATTGCTGGCTGTGCAGTTCGGCCACGCGTTTGGCTTCGGCGGTGCGGGCGGCATTGACCAGGACTGTATGATCGGCCTGGGTGATATTAAGGCTTGCAAGTTCCGCATCCAGCGCTTTGATGCGCTGGATACGCTGGGTTTCGGCTTCGGCGATGGGGCCGGTCAGTTGCGCGGCCACTAGCGCCGCCTCATCGGCATATTTAGCCTGGCTTTGCGCTTGTTGCTCGCGTTGGCGTGTTAATTCCTCGGCGGCGCGTTTGACTTCCTGCTCAGCCTGTGCCGCGCGGCGGACGGATTCGGCGAGGCGGTTGTTGGCTTCTTCGGCCTCAATAATGGCGTCGATCTGCGCTTTCCGCTGCGCCATTTCGGCGCGGTCGATATTATCTCCCGTAGGCAACAACCCTTCCAGCTCAAGGCGCGTGCGCGCCAGCTTGCCCTGGGTTAATTCAATCTGGCGTAACTCGGCGCTTTGAATATGCTGCGCGAGGGATTTATCAATCTCTCCCCAATCCACACGCTTGATGCTCTGGGCGATATTGGCAAAACTCGCCGCCAACAGGGCGTTGGCCGATGCCGCATCCCCAGCGCTGTTGTAATACTCCGCCAAGAGCGGCTTGACTTCATCCAGCGTCTGGTTGAGATTGGACAGCTCGCGCAGCTTTTCGCGCAAGGCCGTGGTTTCGGCTTCGGTCGCGTTGGTAATCCCCGCCGCCTGCTGCACCAACTCGGCGCTAAGTTTGATCACGCGGTGTTCTTCGACCGCTAGGTGTTGCCACGTTATCCGCGCCTGTTCAAGGGCGTTCTTGCGCTCGGCCAGTGCGTCAATCTGCGACTGATAGACATACCCATGGCGCGCGATGGCTCGCATGTTGGCCTCCTCCTGTACGCGCACCGCACGCAAGGCATTCGCCCGGTGTTGCTCGGCGTCTGCCAGTTCTTTATTCGCGCTCGCCAGCCCGGAAAAGGCCGTATTCGCCGTCTCCTCATTAAATTCCCGAAATGTCCCCATCGCGCTCTGAAAATTGGTCTTGACCGATTCGGCCAATTGCTCGGCCTCGGCCCGGCTATTGCGCACCCACAGCACAAATGCGGTTAATGCCGTCACCGCCAATCCCACCGGGCCGCCAAACATCGCCAGTGCGCCTCGTGCCAGATTGACCGCCGCCGCCTTGGCGCGCAGTGCGTTTGACGCGGCGATAGTCGCCGCCGTGGTACGCGCTTGCGCCGCCGCTAACTGGGTCTCAGCCGCCGCCAGGGAGAGCGTGCCGCCAATCCCCGCACGCACCGCCGATAACCTCCCCGCCGCCGCCGCTTGTGCTGCACGTGCCGCTTGCAATTCGGCCTGCGCCGCCGCGCGGGAGGCGGCGATGTCGGCGAGTTTTTTTTGCGTCGCCTGAACCAGTGCACCGACCAAGCGTCCGCCTACCGCCAGCGTCACCACGCCTGCCGCCAGGGCGATATTCCCCAGATTATCGGCTGTCACTTCGATGATTTTGACCAGCGCCTGATTGGCGTTAACCGCCTTGCTCGCACCCTCCGCGAATTCTTGCCACGCGTTGCCAAAGCGCGCCCGCGCATCTTCCAGCGTGGTCGGCATGGCCTCGGTTTCCTCGCGCAGGGCGGCAAGCTGGCTGGTCACGCCCGATAACGCGTCAACAGTCAATTCACCATCACGCGCCATTGCAATCAATTCCGCGCGGGTTTTGCCCAGACTCTGTTCCAGCGCGGTGACAAAGCGCGGCGCATTTTCCAACACCGTCCGAAATTCCTGCCCGCGCAACGTCCCCGTTTGCATCGCCTGGCTAAATTGGGTAATCGCGTTGGCGGCGCGCTGCTGGTTTGCGCCGCTCACCACCAAAGACAGCGAGAGCGCCTCGGTTAAATCCATCGTGTCTTTAATCGAGTACCCGAGTTGCCGCATGGGGTCGGCGGCTTGAATCGCAATCTCGGCCACCTGGCCGATGGATTGATAACTCCTGTGTGCAATCTGTTTGCTGCGCTCCATGACCGTGTTGTATTCCTGGTGGCTCTGAGTCGCTAGCTGCATGCGGGCGCTCAATTGCCCGGCTCGGTCGGCGGCCTGCAAAAAACTCCCGGCCAGTTGTTTGATGGCGCTGATCGACGCCAGCGCGGCGATTGAACCTGCGGCCAGTTTTGCGGTCTGATTCAGCCGCCCGACATCGCGCTCGGCGCGGCTGGCCGCGTGGCCGATATTGGATAAGCCTGCGGCCCCGGCGCGCCCGGATGCCCCCGCCGCCTTTCCCACCTCATCCACCGCCGCCTGCGCCTGTTTGAGCGGCGGCAACAGGCCCCGGTTATCCGCTTGCAGTCTGAGGGTAACAGTAGTATCGCTCACGGGTAATAACTCAATCAGGCATTGGATTTGGAATACACGCGGGCGGTTTCTTCGCTCATGGTTTTAATGCCCGCAATCAGGTCAGCATCCGGTGATATCTGCAATAACGCGCACGCCGCCTGCAATTCCAGTGCGGAAATCCCCATATACACCGGCGCGTGCATGCCGGTGATAAAACTGGGCTGGCAGTGCCGAAACACGAGTACGGTGTCCCAGTTATCGGCCAGCACCTCAACCAGGGTGACACTCCCCTGTTCGCTCACGCCCTCGCTTAAAAACGCATCCGTACTGGTTTCGCCGTGCAGGCGCGGCATTAACTCCCCGTCAACGCGCCCGCTCAGCGCCCGCGCGACGGCCTGGAGTTTTTTACCCGCGCCTGCCCGAAGTGGTCAAAATATTCGCCGACAATCGCCATTTGCAGGTGGCGGCTCCAGGGGCTGGTCAGCACCACGTCCAGCGCATCGGCTCCACTGATCGGCTGGCCGTCCGCATCGCCAAGGCCCGTTACCTCTACCAGGATGCGGTCAATCACTTCGCTGTCGCTGATACTGGCGTCCACCATCTCGGCCACATCCTGTTGCGGTAACAGGTTGCAGCGCACTTTAATCGTGCCCTCATTGCTTTTGCCCGCATCATCGGTCGGCAAGCGGATACTCACCGGGAGCGTGATGGTATTGGTTTTGGAGAGTTTCAACATGGGATTAACCTTGGGTTATGGATGTTTTGAAAGGGATTTAAAAAGGGACGCACTTACGGCGTGGTATCGCCAAACTCGATATAAAACTCATCGCCGCCCGCATTGGACGGGATGCAGCGACCGGACAGCTCCCACCCGTAATCGCCGTCATTGTCGATGACGTTGATCTGCTCGATCTGGCCGCGAATACCCAGCTCGCTGTACAGGTTCGCCGCTTGCGTGAGGCGCAAGGCCACGGTGAGGATGGTTCCGGCATCGCGCACTGCCCACGGGTTAAAGTCGCTCAAGGCTGTTCGGGCCAGGCGCAAGGTCCACGTCGGTTGCCGTGCGGTAATGCCCGTTTCCCGGTGCGAGGTATATTCGCGCACGCTGATCTGATTACCCGTGTCCAGCACCAGTGATTTTGCCCACACGGTGAGCGCGCTACCGCCATTGACACTGACCAAGGTTGAGGTATTCCCCGCACTGGCTACCTCCGGGACGGTATCTGGCAATGTGACTGTCGGTACCGGCGCTTCTTCCACCTCCGAATACTCGCCTTCGACACGCACGTTGGCTTTAAAACGCTGCCCGATCTCCATCGTGACCGCATTCAACTGATGTCGCGCGGCGGCCACTTTAAGCAGCGTCCCGGCGTGATGCCACCAGCCATCACTGATCGCAATGCCCTCACTGACCGGGTTGTAGCGGGTAGTTTTGGTACTGGCGGTTTTGACCGTGGTCAGTCCGGCAGGCAACAGGGCGGCGTGGACATCGGCGTTGCTATCGGCACTCTGGCCCGGCGTTGGCGGCGGGTACAGCTCGATCTCGCCCTCAATAAATGCCCGTTTGTTCGCCACGCCAAAGGGCGCGCCGCCGAAAAACGGGCGGTCAATCGGGCGTTCGATGACGTCGATTTCGGTCCCGGACTGGCCGCTGAACAGCGACAAGGCGTGCAGCGCGGGTGTGGGTATGATCGGCGTATCCGCCGATGTGCGCAGCGCCAGCAGCAGATTGCGCTTGGTAAAAGAAATTAAATCAGGCTGGGCCATGTCAGTGCTCGCGCGTAGGTGTGTTGCGGCGCCTGGACGCCGGGGAAGAAGGTGGCAGCGACGGGGGAGGGGTTTCGTCGTCTACGTCGCTGCCGGTGACGACTTCGGGGGGTAACTCGGGCGCTGGCGACTGGCTGAGATCGATCAACTGCCCGTCGATCACGTGCCAGTCGCCGTGGCGGATTGGAGTGGTGTTCATGGCGCGGCCTCGGTGTGGATGCGGTAACTTGTGCGCAGCAATTCCTGGCCTGCCAGCCAGCCGCCGCGATAACTGTCATCGCGCCCGGACTTGAAGGTGATCGCCTCAAATGCCGCGCCTGGCGTCCAGCCGATCAGCGCGGCACGTATCTGTCCGGCGATGGCATCGGCCTTTTCCCGTGCGCCGCGCCCGTGTTTTTCGCCGGACGCGCTGCGCACCAGGCGTATCACTTTTAAAATCACATCGACGTTTTGAATCGTCGCCTGCCCGGAATATTTGGCATCGCCGCCGCGCTCTTCGATCAGCACGTACAGCGCCGGGTTGGTATTGGGCGGCACGTCCAGCGCGGTATAGAGATCGGCAGCGGTGCCGATGGATTTTGCCAGCGGGACGTGTTTGCGCAGACGGTCAATTACGCCAGCAACCGGAAATGGCCCGACATTCATAGCGCCCCCAGCGTGTTGCGGCTCATCAATCGGCTTGGGCCACTGACGTGCACGCTGCCCGATGGCGCAGCGAGGGGGTCATTCATGCCGAGCGATACTTTTCCATCGGCGACCAAATTTAAAAATTCGCGGGCATCACGCGCATCGCGCTCAATCCGCCCGGTGGTGTCCTGTGTGCCTTCGCGCTGGGTGTGCAGCAGATACCGGGTAATGCTTCGCGCCCAGGTACCCACAATCGGAAATTGTTTCACGTCCACCGGCAGCGCATAACCCCGCTTGGCCAGCCGCGCATCGATCTCGGCGCTCGCGCGGCTAATCGTCTGCTCGATCTCGTCCTGCGCGTAGACGGCGACGGCGAGATTGAGCGAAGTCCATTCATTGGGGTCAGGCGTGTCACCAGCAAAGAGGATCGCCAACAATTCCGCGGGCACGCCGAAGAGTTCCGACAGTTCCGCGCGCATGTCAACGCCGCTCGCCAGTTGCGCGGGAGTCAAATAAGGGAACCTCGAAAAACATCGTTTTTTTATTGAAGTGATCAAGATGCTGATCAAACCAACTGGAATTGGGTGGAAAATCGTTTGATCGCTGTATT